ATCCTAATCGACAAGATGCTACAGACCCATGAGAAAGTAATTGTGGTTAATGTTAGGGGCAACCACGACTATGATATGGCTTGCCACTTGTCTAGCTGTTTAGAGCTGCTTTACAGCAAAGAGCCGAGGGTTGAGGTTGTGCAGAACTACAGCAAGTTTATATCCTACCAGTGGCACAACAATCTATTCGTGTTTCACCATGGCGACCGCATCAAGCACGAGCAGATTCTACAGACGGTGATTAAGAACCTAGACGATGAATGGGCAGAGTCCAAGAACAGATATTGCCACCTTGGGCATATACACCACCACACCGCCAGAGAGGTTGGCTCTATGCACTTTGAACACTGGGGTAGCCTAACGGCAACTGACCAATGGCACAGCGACAGCGGATACGGTGCAGAGCGTTCTATGACGGCAGTGGTTTACCACAAAGACAGCGGTGAAGATTCGCGGGTAAAAATAAAGGTGGAGGGGTGACTAACGTTGTTGATTTTCCTAAAAGGTCTATTAAATTGGTGCGAGTCTATTGCGAGGAGTGTCAACAGCCTCTTACTTATTGGCTTGGCGATGATGATTCTGCTTATGGTCTATGTCCTAGCTGCGACCTTAACATACCTGATGAAATTGATTTATCTACTGAGGAGACAGAACATTGAGCGCACTTGATAAACAGACAGGCGGTAGCCATTACCAGTTAGCTATCCAGCCAATTGAGTACATCTACAAGAACAGCTTGGACTACTGCGAGGGCAACGTGGTTAAATACATTACTAGGCATGGCACCAAGAATGGAGCTGAAGACATTCGGAAAGCCATTCACTATTGCGAGCTATTACTGGAACTGGAATATGGCGAAGAAAGGTAGAAAAAAAACCACAGTCGCGCAGGAAATGGAGAAGGCAGCCAAGCTCTTGCAGAGGCTTGTTAGGTTAAAGGCGGCAGATGATAACGGCTACGCCCAGTGCGTGACCTGCCAGAAGGTCGACCACTACAAAAACCTTCAGGGGGGTCATTTCATACCCCGCCACAGAACCATCTTCAAACTAGCAGAATTTAATATTTCGCCACAGTGCCCCCATTGCAACTGCTGGGGCATGAAACAGGCTCACTACGTCCTACGCTATCGACAGTACATGGTGGACACCTACGGCGAGCGCAGGGTTAAGGCGATGGAGAGAATGGCATGGCGACCCGCTAAGAGGTATGACCGTGAAGAAGTAATTGCATTTGCCAGAGACCTAAAAGAACAGATAAAAGTAGAAGAATGGCGAATTGGTGAAATAAAGTGTTGACAGTTCTGTAACCATCAGGCAAAGTACACACACATTCAAAAAACAAAGGGTTACAAACATGAGCAATTCACTTCTTAATTATGCTACAAAACGCGCCAACTCAATGATGGAAAAAGACGGCTCTGTCGATTACTACGGTCTCAAGTTGCTGGTTGATATGTACGCAGACAGCCCTGCCGAATCAAACGAAGTAATGTTCGAGATTGGAAGCAACTATAACTGCACCGTTTCAATTGCACGCTAAACGAACCGCCCCTTCGGGGGCTACCCTTGGAGGGGTTACAATGAAACAAGAAATCTTATCTTTAATCGAAGATTTTAACGAGAAATACCAAGACTGGGACGGCGACATTATCGACCTGACAGACGAGGACAAAGATGTTCTTTGCTACGAGTGGTTGCTGGCTTACCCAAGCTGGATGGATGATTACTTGCCTGTTGCCATAACCGGCATTAAGTCTCAGATTGAGTTTCTTGACTTGCTTTACGCTAAAGGCACTGACGAAGCCAGCCTGTTACTAAAGGGTGCGATTTACCTAGAGCTGGAAAGTGCTTTGCGTGAAAGAGTTGCAGACCTGTTTTGCGAGGAGCACATGGAAGTAGAACCATTTGCCGGATATGGGAGAGGCGAATAATGATTAACTATGATTACAAGTATGCAAGAGACCGTAAGGCGAAAAAGCGTCGAGCCGAAAGCCGTCAATTTATGGCGGCAGGGTTGGGGTTATTTATATGTTATGCGATAGCTTCAACGATGAGCTACAACGATTGTTTGCAGGGGGTTTGCTAATGCTAGACCAACTGATAGCAATGTTTATAATGTTGCTCACTGGTTATATGCTTGGACACTTAGTAGCGTATAAGTTTAAGAAAACAAAGCAGTGGCACAAAGAGCGCAAGCGCAAAAAACAACTTGATGAGTGGAGCAACAAATAATGACTAGCCTAACTTTTAATGATGGTGAGCGCGGAATTACGGTTGAGATTAACCAAGACCGCGTTAGCCTAGAAGAAGCCATTGCAACCTTTCAAGAGTTTCTTGAAGATGCAGGGTATGACCTAAACGAAAAAACTGTTGGATTAGTAGACGCATAAACTAACTGAAGGAGTGGAAACGATGAAGAAATACGCATTAATTGCGCTAACTGTCAGCGCACTATCTGCGGGTGCAAACGCAACCTGCACATCTAAGACCGATAGCTGGGGCAATACGCGCTACAACTGCGGCGGCACTAGCGGAACAATGACGACCGATAGCTGGGGAACAACCAGAGATTCACGCACTGGCACAACCTACAAGACAGACTCTTGGGGTACTACGCGAGGCTCTGATGGTTCTAGCTGGAAAACTGATAGCTGGGGAACTACTCGCTTTAACGATGGCACAACGTCTAAGACAGACGCTTGGGGAACAACTCGCTACAGTGACGGAACAAGCTGCAAGACTGACTACTGGGGGACAACACGATGCCAGTAAGCAAAGATGAAGTTGAAGCGATGATTGCAGACGCAAACGCCACAGCCGATAAGCACTTAGAGGATAGATACAACAGTGCCAAGGTTGAGGCAAAACAGCTATCAGATAAGGTAGTTGATTGGCTACAAGCTAAACCTGTAAGCAATGGGCTTGCCATATTACTAGCCCTGATTATAATCATTATCGACTAGGGTTCCCCCTCCTACCCCTTGAAGCAGGTTTGCCGCCCCTGTAGTCACAACGCGGCACTATATCTTCAGTGATATACCTACCATGCTAAACCATCATTTCTAATCATAACCGATAGCCTTTACAATGCGCGCAAATTCACTAACCAGAGAATCGCGTGATGTTGTATATGATAGGCTTTATCCTCTCAGCCCTTATTCTAGTGGCTATCCAAGACCTTAGATTGCACAAAAAGTAACCAGAGTTTACAATAACGGCACAACCAAACTGTTAGCCTGCGGAGGTTAATATGCCCCAGTGTAATATTGTAAGCCGTATAATCGAATGTGAAGAAAACGGCTGGAACGATTTACTGTCTAAGGTCGATAGCATTACTCAGAGCCTTATCGACAACCCATCAGCAACCCAACCTGTTATCACTGCCCTGCGCTTTTGGTGCGATGCCGTTGATTGCAGAGTTAATGGTTTACCGCCTGATGAGCAAGATGTTATGTTACATAACCCCATAATGAATATACGCGTTGCCTTTGGCACTGAGGTATAACCCCCTAGATGAAAAACGGAAACCAAGGCGAGGGCGGCGGCAGACCCCCTGTAGTCTTTACACCTGACCAAGTGATTGAGATTCAGGCGTTGGCTGCTGTCTTAACTAAAGGCCAGATAGCCGACTATTTTGACATTAGTGAAAAGACGCTTAGGGAAGTAGAGAAGCGACAACCTGAAGTTTCTACCGCTTATAAAAAGGGCAGATGCAAACAGATTGCAAACATGGGCAGTAACCTTGTCCAGTTGGCTCAGGACGGCAACGTAACAGCGAACATCTTTTACCTAAAGACACAAGGTGGCTGGAGAGAAGTTGAGGCAGAAGCGCAAGAGATTCCCCCAATCAATATAGTGGTGCAAAGCAAAGATGAAAACCAAGATACACGTTAATCAGCACAACATAAGAGCTAACAACAAAGGTGCAGACCTGCCTGTAATTACAGTCAAAGACTACAAGCAAAACAGAAAGGTAAACGAAGCCAGCATTGTCAAAGATGGCGAAGTTGTTGCGAGAATTGTTTATTCGCCTAATAAGCCTTTATCTTGTGGGGCAAAGGTATGGGTAGAAACAGACCTAGAGGTTGTTGTTGATGCAACTGACCCTGCCGCAGAGTGAAATCTTTTGTGACACTAGCCGTTTCCGTAGCGTTGTTGCTGGGCGGCGATTCGGCAAGACCTTTCTGTCTACTGGGGAGATACTGCGAGCAGCCATTAGCGGCAAGAACAAGAACTGTTGGTATGTAGCACCCACCTACGGATCTGCTAAAGAGATTGCTTGGGATATGCTTATACAGACTATCCCGCCTGAGTACCTGACCAAGACAAACGAAAGCAGCCTAACGATGCGGCTAATTAACGGTAGCGTTATCAGCCTGAAGGGAGCCGAGAAGCCTAACAACCTTAGAGGACGAGCTTTGGACTTTGTTGTCCTTGACGAGTTTGCAGATATGCGACCAGAAGCGTGGTATGAGGTTATCAGACCCAGCCTGTCAGATAGGCTAGGCTCTGCTCTGTTTATCGGTACACCCAAAGGGCGCAACCATTTCTATGACCTGTACGCCAAGGGATTAGATGGTGCAGATGATTGGGAGAGCTTTCAATACACCACTATCCAAGGCGGTAACGTACCGCAGACAGAGATAGAGCAAGCCCAGCAAGACTTAGATGAGCGCACCTTCAATCAGGAATATAACGCGCAGTTTGTAAACTACAGCGGCATTATCTACTACGGCTTTAATCGAGAAGAATCGGTTGGCAAGATAGAGGCAGACCATCATACGCTTCACGTTGGAATGGACTTTAACCTTGACCCAATGAGTGCGGTTGTTTGTGTCCGACACCAAGACACACTGCTGGCGATTGATGAAGTAGTAATGTGGGGTAGCAACACCGACGAGATGGCTCAGGAATTGCGAACGCGCTATCCGGACAAACGTGTTATCATTTACCCCGACCCAGCTTCACGCCAGAGAAAGACGAGCGCAGGCGGGCGCACAGATTTAAGCATTCTTCAGAACGCAGGTTTTGAGGTTAAGGCTAAGACCAGACACGCACTGGTTCGAGATAGAATAAATGCGGTCAACTCAAGGCTACTATCTAGCGATGGTCAGCGTAAGTTGTTGATAGACCCCAAATGTAAACAGACAATCGAATCCTTAGAACGTCAGACCTATAAAGAAGGTACAAGCGTTCCTAATAAGGATGGTTTTGACCACATGAATGATGCTCTAGGCTATCTGGTAGAATACCTATTCCCAGTACGCACAGAGCGAATAGTTGAACAACCTACTAGGTGGAGTTAATGGCTTACAGCAAAAACCTTGAATACACGCACCCGCAATACGACCACAATAAGTATCGCTGGGAGTTCTATTTACGCAGCTACATGGGTGGTGAAGATTACCGCGATGGTTCATACCTAACGCGATACATCAATGAGGACAAGGACGAATACAATCGCCGCCTTGACCTGACCCCGATGGACAACCACAGCAAGAACATTGTCCACATCTACAGCAGTTTTCTATGGCGACAGCCACCAGTGCGAAGCTTCAACTCTGCCGCTGGTAACTATGCCATTGAGCCGTTTATGAAAGACGCTGACCTTGATGGACGTAGCTTTAATGCGTTTATGAGAGAGGCTAACATCTGGGCAAGCGTTTACGGTAACGTCTGGATTATGGTAGACAAGCCAGCGTCTAACGCCCGAACTAAGGCTGAGGAGCTAGGGCAGGACATTAGACCTTATGTAACCATGTTCACCCCAGAGAATGTATTTGACTGGGAATATGAGCGAATGCCATCTGGTCGCTATGAGCTTTGCTATCTGAAGGTGCGCGAGTCTATCGAGGAAATCAGCGACACAGAGAAGGTTGTTTATTACCGTTGCTGGCACAAGGATAAGGTCGAGCTTTATAAGAGCATTAACGAGCAGGACACGCACATCAGCACAGAAGAAAACGTGCTGGGCAGAATCCCTGCGGTGTTCCTACCTGCGCAACGCTCAGTAGTTCGCGGCATTGGTGTTAGCGACCTGTCAGACGTTGCCTATATGCAGCGAGCTATCTATCAGGAACTTTCGGAAGTAGAGCAGCTTATCCGTATTAGTAACCACCCTACCCTTGTTAAGTCATACGAGACTGATGCAAGTGCTGGTGCTGGTTCGGTTATTAATATGCCTGACGATATGGACGCGCAGATGAAGCCCTATATGTTACAGCCTAGCGGTTCTAATCTGGACAGCGTAAGAGCGTCTATTAACGACAAGATTGAATATATTAACCGTATGTCTCACATGGGTGCGGTTCGCGGCACAGAGGCTATCACGCAGTCTGGCGTAGCTATGCAGACAGAGTTCCAAATGCTTAACGCAAAGCTGGCTGAGAAGGCTGACATACTTGAACTGGCTGAAGAACAAATCTGGAACCTTTGGTGTGATTACCAAGAGCTAACCCCAGACGTTGAAATCTTTTACCCTGATAGCTTTGATATTCGCGATATGGACAAAGAGCTAATCTTTTTGCAACAGATGCGAGCCACTGGCGTGAAGTCTGTAACCCTATCGCAAGAAATAGATAAGCAGATTGCCGACCTAGTGTTGGACGATGAGAAGCTGGCAAAATCGCACCTTGAGATAGACCAAGGCGCACAAGTTATAGGGCAGTTCAACGACGAGGCTGAATAATGCCCACAGATAACCAGTATGACGAGATATTGGATAAGCTGGCTGATACCCATCAGCAACGCCTAGCCGATGCCCTAGTGACCTTAGAGGAGCGCGTAGCAGGTGTTATGGCTGACGCTCCGCTACAGGGTGGCAAGCTGTTCGATACTGAGTGGGCTATCAATGCTAGACCAGCTCTGAAAGAAGCAATGGACGATGCTTATCTGTCTGAAGTGGACGGCATTGTTAGAGGCTACGGCTCTGTCGCATCTGATGCGCAGGATATGCTACAGACCTACGGCGACTTTACTAAGATAGATTCTGCAACTATTAACCAGTTGCAACGGTTATCATTCCAAGGCTTTGAGTCAGTTGCTAACGAGTATCTGGACACACTAGCGAACGAGGTCTATCAGTCAACCCTGACAGGCCGTAGCTTCAACGATACGGTTAAGAGCCTACGCCAGACAATCAACGGCGTGTATATCCAGAGCGACGATGTAGAAGCCCAGCGGCTTGTGGACTTGGTTAATAACGGCACAGCGGCACAGGCTAAAGATGCGGCAGAGCAACTGCGCACCAAGTTCGCTAGAGACAGGGCAGGGAACAACCTAAGACGCTACAGCACCCAGATGGCGCAAGACAGCTTGATGCAGTTCGATGCATCTATTAACACTGCAATCGGTATTCAAAGCGGTGCGACGAAGTGGAAGTATTACGGCGATGTTATCAGGGACAGCAGACCATTCTGCCGCAAACACGCTGGGCAGGTATTTACTGAAGAAGAAATTGCAGACACTTGGGCGGGAAGCTGGAAAGGCAAATCATCTGGAGACCCCTTGATTGTACGCGGCGGCTACAACTGCCGCCACCATTGGCGACCAGTGTTTGATGAAGAAAATATTGTGGAAAAAAGCCCTGCACCCACCCTTAAGTTTAATGAAGATGAAACCAATGTCATTGGCTCAGTTGCAGACCTTCAAGTAGCGGTTAGCGTTATGAATCCGAAGGTTCTGGCCGTAGCAAGCAAGCTGCCAAAACCGCAAACAATATTGCATAAAGATAAAGCCGGACTGTATGACTGGGATACAAACACCCTAACGGCTGGCTTTAAAGATGCAAACGGTGCAGTTCTACGCCATGAGTATGGGCATCACATGGACGCAGAGCTTGGAAAGTTGCTTGGTTCTGGCAGACCTTTTGCTGGAATCAGTGATGATGATTTTGAGTTCACTAAGGCGTACAGGGCAGATAAAAAAGCACTTGGCCTGAACCCTTCAGACAAAAACAGATATATAAACGCCAGAAATCTCACAGATGAAATTTATGATGACGTGGAAAAAAGCGGCCTCAGAATGGGTAAACACTCTATTCCAGAAAAGTTTACTTATATGGGTTCTAAAATTAAAGACCCTGACTTGCTTGCTTACTCCGACATATTGGACGCTATGACAGATGGCGAGGTTCACGATGTACTTGGAAAGGGCGGGCATGGTAAAGATTATTACAAAAAACATAAAAGCCTCAAGACAAAAGAAACCTTTGCAAATTTGACTGCATTGAGAGGGACTGACTACTGGGATATGGTTGAGAGAGATTTTCCAAGGCTTGCCAAGCGTTACGATGAAATTATAGACGAGGCGTTAGAACTATCGACATTTTAAACTATGAAGATGTAGTTGCACTGCACATCGAGACATTCGGTGTTGCGCCTAAAACTACCGGCATGAGATACGCTTCAGATACACCACTTATTGAAAGGGTGGTGGAGGCTATAATCTCTGGCGTTCCTTATGCTGAGGAACCATTGCCCAAAAACTCAACAACATAAGGGAATAACATGGCATACGGTAAAAAGAAGAAGAAAAAAAAGCCCACTAAATAAGCTGGGCTAAAGGGTTACACTGCTGCAATTAGGATAGGGCTATAAACTCTTTCTTAGAAATCACTTCGTCAACATAACGCT